AAATCGGCGGCGATTTCCCTTGCCCTCAACGTGCTTATTTGAATGGTATCAAGTCCGTGATGTTGTGATGTTCGTATCAAGTTGTATAACAGAGGTTCTATGCTGGATACTAATGCTTTTGCATCAGTTAATGCGGCGGTGGTTTTAGTGGTCATTGTTTTTTATGTGGTTAAGTTTTGGGTGTTTTTTATGCTCAAATGTTTGCCAGGATAGCCATTTATTTTCAAAGAACCATGAAGGACACCAAAGTAACGGCTCCCTATGGGTGTAACGAGGCAATCCGCATTTACACATTGCTTCATCACTTAATTTCTCAAGAGATTCTTGTATTTCTTGATTCATTAGTCGCACCAGAAAGAATAATCATCCTGCCATTCTTCATCTGTCATATCACCTTGTGGCATCATTTTTGAAATAGACGGCGGTTCATAAAATCTCTCTTCCTTAATTAATTCTATAAGAATTTTGTCAAGGATTGCTTTTTGTTCGGGTGTTACTTCTTTTACAAAAATAACAGATTCTGGTTCTGCGGCGGTGGTTTGCTTGGCAATGGAGTCGAGAATGCAAACACTGTCCCCGTATTCGTCTACGGTCTCGCAAAAACAATGGTTTTCGTCGCAAGGTATCTCTTTTTCTGTTGTCATAGTCTGCGTCTGTTAGTTGTTAAGGGTTTCCTGAATTGCTTCAATCTCTCGGTTCAGTGCTTCGCACGTTGCAATGATGCTTTCTAGGCTATCTTGGATGCTCCTAGCCCGTACGGGTTGGAATTCCTCCAAGTTAGGCGTGAAGGTCAACGTGGTTCGTTCTACGGCGTTTCCGTACAAGATATCGGCGGCGGTTTCTAGGTTCATGTTTTTAGGTGTTGGGGTTGGGGTTAGTCTCTGATTACAATCATCGTGCCAGTTCGTTCGTCACCTTGGAGGTGTTCTCCGTTGTCGCGGAATAGTTGCACGTTGACCGAAAAATCAGCGAATTCACGGATTGAACGTGCAATGTCTGTCGGGATTTGATCGTGTCCTCTTGAGCTAGTCCAGGTTCCTTCGACGGGAAGGAATTGGGAAAGCTTTTCTACGTCTGATATTTTTATGCTATGCGTCATGTTTTTAGGGTGTTGTGGTTGTTATATGCTAATTGCTCCCGTGTTGTCGCAATACATCACGCCATTGTTGCCAACCTGAACGCCTCCCGTGCTTTTAATCCACCCCTTTAGTGTCATGCATTCTTCACGGGTAATCATAAAATGCTCTTTTTTGTCCGTTGCAAGGTGGATGAAATAAGCACCTCCCTGGTGTGGTTGGCTCATTTCACAAGCTCCCGAAAAGAGATTGATCAATCCAATTCTTGTATCTGATTGGATTTTGATTGTAAGATTCTCGGCACTTGGTGCGTCTTGTATAGGGTACACAATAAAATCTTGTGCTTTTCTCATTTTTGGGAATTTTCCCATGAATGAAATCGTTCCCATGATGTTTTTTCTGCAATTTGTAATTTGTGGCGTGTTCATGTTTTTATCTCCTTTTATTTTTGGTTATTTGATAAGCTCTAGAAATTCCAGCTTCGTCACTGGCTCGCTTGTCTCTTCAAAAATTGCGGTGGAAAATTCCCTGAACCCTTGAAAGGTATCGGAATAATTCCCCGATATTGTGCAACGTCGGTTACTATAAGGCTCACCCATTAGGAAAGCTCCTCCCTTTTGATATTCTGGTGGAAGCACTCCAAGCATTTCCCAGAATTTTTCTTCTGTTGTTGTTTTCCAAGTTGTCATGTTTTTTAGTGGGTTGGGGTTGGGGTTTAGTTGTTGAGTAGATAAGCGATTCTTGCCGCCAGCATAGCGGATACGGCTCCCAGAATTGCAAGTCGGAGGGTTAGGGTGTTGATTTGCTTGGATCGGTTCCAGGCAAGGATGACGTCGGATTTTTTCATGTTTTTTAGTTGGTGCGGATTTCAAGGAATGGGATTCCGTCGACGTTTAAGTAAATCACAGAATCGTCACCATCAAAGGTAACATCCTTAATTCTAGCCTTGGGAAGATAGTTGACTTTGAAAATCTCCCACCGTCCACGTGCGTCTTGTAGAACCTGGGCCTTGTCTACATTCCGTGATAGATACCAAGAATCATTAACTGACCATCCGTCACCATCGCTCCACAATTCATGTGCGATCACGGAGTACGTTTCATTTTCGGTCAATTCATTATGGATTAGCTTTTCTAGTGTCATGTTTTTTTGGGGTTGGTTGTGTTTTGTGATCGCCTTTAGAGCCAGTGTTTATCGGGTTCCGTAGTCAATCACTGCAACTACAATACCAGACTTTTAGAATCTTGCAAGATATTTTTATGGAGCAATGCATATTTTTATTGTTGACAGAATCACGGGGTTGAATTGTAACATGGAGCCGCAAGGCGACTTCTTTATATAGGCTTATTCACTGGCTTACGGGTTGAGACTGAACTTGTCTCTTATCTCTCTTAACACCTCCAATTAGAAAACGTGCAATGTTGGTGACGATCAGAAACCACTCTTCCAAGGCTTTGCCTCAAACCGACTCACAAGCCAAGGTTGGCAAGGGAATTGCATAATGTTGACTAGGGAAGGTTAAAGGGGTAAAAGCTAGGGAATCATGACCAAGAAAAATCTCCCTAGCGTTGCCAAGTTGTCACCGAAGCAAAGTCAGTTCCTCAAATACCACTTGGAAGGACTCCCATTAAGCAAAGCATATCTGTTGGCGGGTTATAAATCATCATCAATTGAGAATGCAGCAAGCGATGCTTGTAGGTTGTTAAAGACTCCCAAAATTTCCCAAGCGATTCAGCGAGCCAAGGAAATAGAGTGGGAAAAGACGGTTATGAGTCTTGCCGAACGTAAAGCGTTTCTCTCTAGTGTTGCCAGGACTCCAGCTGGCCAAGTTGATAAAGACTCTCCACTCTGTCAGGAATATAGTGAAGATGTAGATCAAATGGGTAATGTTAAAAAGAGAGTGAAAATGCCTAACAAATTAGAAGCTGTTAATATCCTATCAAAGTTATCAGGAGACTATGAAAAGGGAACTGAACAACAGGCTAATCCTTTCCAATTCCTAGTCCAGTTCTTCAGTCCGTCACCTGGTGTGTTGCCTAGTACGCCAACCTTGCCGGTCCCGCCGGTAATCGACGCGGAGATTGTCCCGACCACTACACCCTAGGATCTCCCAGGGAATCTCTTCGGGAGGTGGGAGGGGGTACCATCACCTATATATTGGGCGGTCACGTGCGACACTACCCAATGAAAAAAAACCTATATCTGGAAACTTCCTTCCCTTTTAGTTTCTTTTACAATAACCTAGACTTGACATGAATATGGGATGGGTAGTACCGTTGGACACGATGACATTGAGATACCCACCTAGTGAGAGGAATAGGCCGAGCATCATGCTATTGAGGAGTCTGGCTAATGAGTTGGAGTTGGATTCTGATAGTTCGCCTGGTGGGTATGGTGGCATGAAATTGGAGAGGGAGAGATTGAGCAAGGCATTGAAGGAGAAGATAGAAGATTCTAGGCTATCGGATTGGGATCGGGATATGATTAAGGGACTATAAGAATTTTGCCCCCACACCTCTGTCTGTGAGCAAGTGCAAAAGGGGGTTTTTATTATCAGGTATAATGCGGTAAATAATCAGGTGTCTGCGATCATCAACATTTTACAGATGTCTACGATCTGTTACACAATTAGCAGATATGTAGCATGATCACTACACTACTCCTGTGTAGTAAGCATGGAATACTACTTTTGAGTGGTAGGTGTTAAAAATATGTAGCGGTTTTTTTAACAGATTACTCTGTTAGTTGCCGTATTCCCTCAACCCTGCTTGGCAGAGTTCCTCGTGTGCTTTTGCTAGTTGAGTTTCTAAGTCGTAGATCCACTTGGGATCAACAAACACCTTTCCTTGTTTTAGTTCGGAGTTCTCCTGACGGAGCCTTGCGACCTCGTTGGTTTTCTCGCTGAGTTCGCGTTCTAGCTGGCGGGAGGTTTCTACTGGCACTACAAAAGCTTTTAAGCCCATTGCCTCGCAAGCCTCATCCGTCCTAGGCGTTTGTGTGGTGTCAGTGGTTGATGTATTCATGTAGCTCAATCAAAAACCCAAGCTGATTCAATGACAAGAAAAAAAGGTCGGAGGAGGTTCAGGTCGCTAATGTTCGATGCCGCCCCCCTAGTAAACTAGCGTTAGCCTCTCGACTCACCCCC